GGCATCTTCGCCTCGGGCGGCAATGGCACGTCGGTTGGCCTGCATATCGGCTCAGGCAAAACGCTAACCGTATCGGGAAGCATCGTCGTCACCGGCACCGCGACGGGCCTATCGACTCCCTCCGGCACCGAAACGCTGACCAACAAGACCATCAGCGGATCGTCGAACAGCATCACGAACGTCAGTATCGAGGGCAGCACGACCGGCACCCTGCCGTTCACGCGCGGCGGTACTGGTGTTACGGGCACGCCGGCGGCCGGGCAGCTTCTGATTGGCACCGGCTCTGGCTTCTCGCTTGGTACGCTCACGGCCGGATCGAATATCACGATTTCGAACTCGGCCGGCGGCATCAGTATCTCGTCAACGGCAAGCGGCGGCGGCGGCGGCACCGTTACGCTGGTTCAGCTTTCGACCGGAACGACCGGGCTGACAACCAGCGGCTCGACACTGCAGGGCATTACGGGGGCCGGTACATTCACATTGGGCGGCACGCTGGCCATTACAAATGGCGGTACTGGCGCCACATCCGCATCTGCGGCGCGCACGTCGCTCGGCCTCGGCACGATTGCAACACAGAACTCGAACGGCGTCACCATCACGGGCGGCACTGTGACGGGCATCACCGACCTCGCGATTGCCGATGGTGGCACGGGCGCGAGCACGGCAGCGGCGGCGCTGGCAGCGCTTGGGGCGCTCCCCCTCGCTGGCGGGCAGACCTCCGGCAACATCCTGATAGGGCAGGGAAGCACCATAACGCCCGGTGCTGGCGGCGATACGACCACGGGCGGCGTTCTCGCCGTCAATGGATCGATGCATCTCAGCAACAACGGCGCATACGTCCAATCTATCAATCGGAACTCCGATGGCGCGTCGGTGGTTTTCCATCGCAGCGGGGTCGATGTCGGTAGTGTCGATGTCACTTCGTCGGCCACGACCTACAACACATCATCGGACCGCAGCCGAAAGGAAAACTTCCGCACATTCGATGGCCTCGCGATGGTCGAGGCGACCATGACCTATCTCCACGACTGGAAGGGGTTGCCTGACGAGCCGTCATCGTATGGCGTCATTGCTGACGAAGCCCTCGACGTATTGCCACGCGCCGTCAGTGGCAGCCCCGGCAATATGCAGGTCGATTACTCGAAGTATGTTCCCATCCTCCTGAACGCCTGCAAGACGCTGGCCGCGCGTGTGGACGCGCTGGAGGCCGCTTGATGTGGATGCCCGTCCAGATCGAGCCGGGGCTTTTCCGTTCGAACACGGCGTATGACAGTCCCAATCGCTGGTGGGACATGAACCTTGTCCGCTGGCAGTCGGGGCACATGCGCCCGCTCGGCGGCTGGGTGCGCCTGACATCGACGCCGCTCGATTCCGCGGTCCGTAAAATCCACCTGTGGCGGAACAACAGCAACGCGTCTTTCGCCCTGATCGGCACAGACGCCGCGCTCTACACCGATCAGGAAAGCTACGTCGATATCACGCCCGCGACCTTCACCGGCCCCGGCGGCACGGGCGGCTTGAGCGATGGCTACGGCACGGGCGTTTATGGCGCGGAGGATTACGGCGACCCGCGCGAGTCGTCCTCTCCGATCTATCAGCCGTTTACATACTGGTCCTTCGGCAACTGGGGCGAAGACGTGATCTTCACGGCCAGCTCGGACGGTCGCCTCTTCTACTATGACAGTTCCGCACCGACGACCGATCCGACGCTGATTGCCACGGCACCGACCGGGAACAATTCGGTGATGGTGACGGAAGAGCGTTTTGTCATGGTGATCGGTTCCAACAGCGGCGGCGGTACGCCCCGGCGCATCGCGTGGTCGAGCCGCGAGGATTACACCGACTGGAATTTCGCCAGCACGACGAACACGGCGGGCTTTCTCGAACTGCCATCCCGCACGCCACTCACCCGTGCCGTAAAGGTGCGTGGCGGCATTCTGGTGTTCAGCAGTTCCGAGGTTTTCCTCGTCACCTATGGCGGGGCATCTATCGGCTATACGCAGCAACTGATCGGCGAGACTTCGCTGATGCACCCGGACTCCGTCGCGACATTCGACGGCAAGGCCGTGTGGCTGTCTCGCGGTGGCTTCCATGTCTACGACGGCGGCTTTATTCGAAACGTCGCCTGCCCGATCCTTGAAGACATTCTTGCCGAGATCGATCCCGTGATCGGCACCTACAAAGTCCACGCGAGCGAAAACGGGATCTACCCGGAGGTGATGTTCTTCTGGGCGCAGTCCGGCGAGGCGGCGGCCAATCGCTATGCCATCTGGAATCATGCGGAGGATACGTGGGCCTGGGGTTACCTGTCCCGGTCCTCTATGTGTCCGGCCGGTGTCACGCCCTATCCGTTGGCGGGGGATGAGGACGGGCACATCTACGAACACGAAAACGGATGGACGGCAGCCGGTTCAACGCGCGTGGGCGACATCTGGGTCGAGAGTGGCGCGCTCGGCCTGAACGCGGGCAATCGCATGCTGGATGTCCGCCAGGCGTTGCCGACCAGCGGACACGGCTACGACGCGCTCACGCTCACCTTCTACACGAAGCTTGCGCCCGAAGGCGCGGAACGAACTTTCGGCCCTTATACGCCTCGCAGCGATGGATATACCGATACCCGTGTGACGGGCCGCGATGCGCGCATCCGCTTTTCCGCGACGCGCGATGCTGACTGGAGCGTAGGTCAGGTCCGTCTCGACGTGACGCAGGGAACGGGCCGATGACGGTCATCACGTTCCCCACGCCGCCACAGGCTTATAATCAGCAGTACCTGACGCAGGTGCTGCAACAGATCAAGGGCGGCTTCCAGTCCGTCGACCAGTCCATCGCCTCGCCTGCGATCATCAACAACGTCACCCGCAACGGCTATTGGGTGCAACCGTTCATCAACGTGCAGGCCGATTACAACGCCTCCGGTGTTGGCGGGACGATGCAGGATGCGGAGATAAACGCAGCCATTGCAGCGGCGAACGAGTCGGGGCGGCAATTGTGGTTTCCGCCGGGGGACTACGACTTCGCGTCGCCGCTAGATACGATCACGAAGAACGGCGTGAGCGTCGAGGGTGCGGGGCAGAACTCCACGAGACTGCGGTGCTGGGCTACCAGCGGGAACTCCCTGACCTTTACCGGCCAGTTCCCGGCGATCCGCAACCTCACCCTATGGCCGATCTTGTGGAAGAGCAGCGGGTACGAGGTCTCGTTCGAAGGCACCTATCGCGGGTTGATCGAGAACGTCCTGTCCCAGTACCACCACAACGCCTTCAACATCGAGAGTTGCGCGCAGCCGGAAATCCGAAGCTGCACGACGTTGTTCGCGCATGGCGACCAGCACATCAACATGATTGGCAGCGCGTTGGAGCCTGTTTCCGGCCTGTTCATCGCCGGCCACAGCAGCAACAACGCGCATCCTGTTACCGACACCACTTACAAGGCGTTTGGTCCCGGTCAGTCCTTCACGGAAGGGCAGTTCACCTACGAAAACAACTACTGTTGGCAGTGCGTGCAGAGCGGCACGACGGCGGGCTCCGGCACGCTCACGCCGCCCATGTCGAATTCCTACGACTGGGCGGGTGCCGCCGGGAACGTGACGCACGGATCTGCGGCCTTTCGCATGCTGTCCACGACGACGCTTGCGGGGTGCCGCATGGACAGCTTCGCGTACAGCCTTTCCATTGCCCGTTCGGCTTTCATCAACGGCGCGTATGGCTTCGCCATGACGGACGGCGCCGCCACCGGGTCGTCTTATCCTAAGTGGATGGCGTCGGACGACTTGCAGGCCGATCACTGTTTCTTCGCGGGCGTTCATGCCAGCGGCGGCATCGACATTAATCTTGGCGTCAAGGCGTGGATCGGTTCCACGCTGGCGGGCAACGGCATCACGCTTGTTCCTGGCTTCCGGGGGTCTTTTAAAATGCTGGGCGCTCGCGTCTCCGGCAACCTGCAGAACGGCATGTATATGGGCGCCGGTATCGACAACATGATCGGATATTGCCAGTTCAGCGAGAACAGCTCGTCGAGCTTCGGCACATATAACGACATCGTCATCGACTCCGGCGTGTCGGCCTTCGACATCAGCCACAACCGTTTCGGCTCGGAGGATGGCGGCACGCCCAACACGGCGTATGTCGGCTGCCTCGTCGTTTCTGGCGCTTCCGACGATTACATCATAAGTCACAACAGAGGCCGCGACCTTTCCTCCGGACTTACCGTCTTCGATGGCGGAACCGGCGTGAACAAGGTTGTCGCCAACAATCTCTATGGCTGACATGGAACCTGAGCAGAAAATCGAACGCCTGCAGAAGGCACTGGACCGAGACGGCGGGCACGACTGGCCGCACGTCGTGGACCTTCTCGAAAAGGGCGATTGCCAGATTTTCGACTCGGACCAAGGCGTCTGGATTACCGAAATCAAGAACGCACCCAAGGGAAAGGCGCTCAATGTCTGGCTGGTGGCGGGATCGCTTCCGGGCGTGATGGAATTGCAGCCCGAGGTCGAGGCGTTCGCGACCGCCAACGGATGCAGGAAGCTCACGGCGGGCGTGCGGCGCGGCTGGAAGAAGACGGCAGAGGCCCATGGCTGGAAAGTGGTCGGGCTCGTGATTGAAAAGGAATTGACCCATGAGTAACCGGCTCGGCATTGACGGGCGCCCTGTCCGCATCGCCCCGCGCTTCAAGGGTGGCAGCGGTGGTGGTGGCTCCTCGGGCGGAACCCAAACCGTCGTCAACAAGACCGAGTTGCCCGGCTGGCTGCAGGGCCACGCGGAGAACGCGCTAAACCAGTCCATCAACGTCTCGCAGGCGATGCTCGGGCCGTACCAGGGGCCGCGCTATGCGTCGCTGACGGACGGTGCGGTTTCCAACATCGCGGCTCTGCAACAGAACGTCGGCGCGACCAATCCGGCCTATGCCTACGCGCAGAACGCGGCGGCGGGCCTGACCAACTACGTTCCGCAAAACGTGTCGGCCTCGTCCATCGGCGGACCCTCGACGGTCACGGCGGGCCGGATCACCTCGACGCCGACCGTCAACGCCGATCAGGTGCAGGCGGGCATGCTGGCCGGGACTGACCTCTCGTCCTACATGAACCCCTACACGCAGAACGTGATCGCCTCGGGCCTGTCGGCACTCGACGCCCAGCGCATGCAGGCGCTCAATCAGGTCGGGGATCAGTTCGCGAAGTCCGGCGCGTTCGGCGGCTCGCGACAGGGTGTTGCCGAGGGTGTAACCAATTCGGGCGCGGCGGCGCAGGCGGGGCAGCTCGCGGCGCAGTTGATGGCGGCGAATTTCGGTCAGGCGCAGAGCGCGGCAACGGCGGATATCAACCGCAACCTGCAGGCGCAGGGGATGAACCAGTCGGCCAACCTCAACGCCGACCAGTATTCCGCCGGGCTCGGTATGCAGGGCCAGCTTGCGAATCAGTCGACGGGATTGCAGGCCGCGCTCGCGAACCAGCAGGCCGGCATGCAGACGAACATGTTTAACGCGCAACAGGGCCTGCAGGCACAGCTTGCGAACCAGTCGGCCGGGTTGCAGGGCGCGGGGCTAAATCTCGCGGCGGCAAACGCCGTGGGCAACCTCGCCAGTCAGGGGCAGAACGCCTTTCTGCAAGGCACCATGGCGGCCATGGGCGGCCAGCAGCAGTACCAGCAGGACCTGCAGAGCCAGATCAATGCGCAGATGCAGGCGTATCAGGAGGCCCAGCAGTTCCCGCTGCAGCAGCTTCAGGTTCCCTTGATGGCGATTGGCGCGGTGCCCTATGGCACCACCACCACCAGCACGGGACCGGCGCCGCAGCAGAACCAAGGGAACCCGTGGCTTCAGGGTGCGGGCGCTCTGGGGTCTTTGGCGGGCGGCATCGGCAGCATTACGGCGATGTTCTGATGACGCCGATCGACAACCATAAGCGCATCGCAGTGGCCTTCAGCGGCGGCAAGGACTCGCTGGCTGTCACCTATTTACTGCGCCCGTATTGGGATCGCGTGACGTTCTATCACTGCGACGCAGGCGACCTCCTGCCGGAAACGGTCGAGGTCGTGAAGCACGTCGAGGCCATGGTGCCGAAGT